GTTGGCGATGTTGGCGTCCCATCGGTCGGACAGGGCCTGCGTGCGGTAGTCCCCGAGGCGGCCGACGAGCTCGTTCACGTTGGAGAACGATCCCGTCCGCCCGAGGCCCGAGAACTGCCGCTGGACGTCGTTGGAAATCTGGTCGGACTGGCTCTGGACCGCATCGGCCCAATGGGGATTGTCGGTCTGCGCGAGGAGGTCGCCGTACTTCTGGTTGATGTCCCCGCCGAGAATGCCGGAGATGGCTGACATGGACTGCCCGGCGAGCGGGTTGCCCTGCCCGGCCAGCCCCTCGATACCGGAGAGGGCGGATTTGGTCTGGTCGGAGAACGGGACGTAGGTGTCGAAGCCCGGCGCGTTGAAGCCCTTCTTCTGGTTGAAGAGCTTCTGGCCCGACTTCATCGCCTGCGTGAGGTAGGGCTGAGCCCCCTTCCACGGCGCGTTGATGGTGGTCTGGGTCTGAGAGTTGTTGCCGAAGAGGCCCATGGCGAAGCGTCCCTATTTGCCGGGAGCCCGGACGGTCTTCTGTCCGGTGATGAAAATGTGCGTGGGGTGGGAGGAGGAGGCCGCGCCGCAGGTGGCCTTGAGGATGTCGCCGGCTTCCATGTGGACGGGAAGCCCTTCGATCTGGAGCGGGAAATTGGCTTCGACCGCGCCCTGATAGATCAGGACGTATTCGGTGCCGGAGAGGGTGACGTGGAAGGTGACGGTATCGGCGGTGCCGTCCGACGCGACGGCGAGGAGGCCGGTCACGTCGAAGGACTTCTCCCCCTGATCGCCACAGGTGTAGAGGGTCGTCTTGGATGTGCTCGTGAGCGCGACGCCCTTGGTGTAATAGTTGGCAAGGGGGAACACGCTCGCCATGGTGGTGAGCCTTTCGGAGGATGGGGAATGGAGGAAGTGCCGCTGGAGCTTCGCGCGCACGCCACGGCGAACGCTGCTTTCACGCTCGCTCAGATTTGCTTCTGGACACTGGTCGAGAACGGGATGCTGCCGGCCTCGAAGGCGCTACGCCTGATCGACGATGCCGGTCGTCGCTATGCGGAGATGGACACGCCGCAGCACCTGATGGCCGCGCGAATCCTGAAAGATATTTTCGACAAGCTGCGCGCGAACTAAGTCCTAGCGAAGGCCGTACAGGGCATAACTGCCCGTAGCAATATTGCCCGAGCTGAATAATACTCGAACAGCGTCTGTATTCTGCGCTGTCCGCCTAATGCCGGCCCCGTTGTAATGCTTGAAGCCAACCGAGCCGTTGCTATCGACAAATTCGCTTGAAAAGCTGACCCTCGTCCAGCGCGACGTATTATCGTGGTCAAATATGACGCACTGGAAATCCACACCTTCCGCCGCCCCGTTGCCCACGGCGGTCGGTTCAGTCAGGCTGATCGCGGTCCCCCGCCCACCAACAGCGCCAGCATTTCCGCTGCTGATAGTGTCCGTCCAATACAGATTGACATATCCATAGTCGCTTGCTCCTGCGTCGTAGGAGCTTCCGCCATCGGTCGAGAACCTCATCAGCATGGTGACGCCATCGGTCGCCGGGACGAAGTTGGTCAGAATAATACTGAACGCCCGATACCCGGAGTAGCTCGTCAGCACGAGGTCCAGCGTTGCGGCGCTCGACACCGTGCCCGACGTGAGGAGCACCATGCCCGGCGCGCCCGTGCCGCTCGTCGGAAGGGCCGCCACCGGGACCACCGCCGGCGTCTGCAACACCCACTTGCTGGTGTTCGCATTGTAGGCGACGGTGTAGACGCCGCCCGACGTGATCGCTCCCGCCGCCAGCGCTGCCCCGAACTGGTCTACCACGCTCACCGCGCCGGTCGAATCCACGTTGAGCGTCGTCGCCCCCGTGTTCGTCGCCGTCGCCCGGAACGAAAGCGTCAGACCCGCCGCAATATGCCCGGCCGAGAGCACCTGGTTGGTCGTCAGCGTGATGGCGTTGCCAGTACCGCCCGCAGCAAGGCCGCCGTCCCGGTCCTCGGCGTACTTCTTCCCCGCCGCCATCATGCTTCGCCCGGAGTTATTGACGGCGCCGGGGTCCATGCCCTCCGCCCAGTTGATGGAGGAGTCGGCCGAGGCGTTCGTGCTGGCCGTCTTCGACCACGCCTGAATGTTTTCGGAAGTGCCCATGCGTCACCGCTCACCGTCCGGGGTCACGTCGTCCTCGTCGAAGTCCACACCGGCCGCGTGCGTCCAGTCCGTCCCGGCCGGGATCGTCACTTCCATCGCCAGTATCCGTGTGCTGATCCGCGCCGGGATGCGGCCCTGATCGTTCAGGCTCTGCGAGGCCGCCCACGTCAGCGTGCCCCCTGCCCTCTCCGCCCCCGCAACCCGCCCCGAGGCGGTCGGCGTGTCGCTGTAGAGCCGGAAGCCCTGTACGAAGGCCCGCCGCTTCGGGATGGGCTCGAAAGGCGATACCTGGAGCGTCGCCGCCATCGGAGCGCCGGAGAAGAAGTTCATCTTGTACGCGCTGTCGAAGGCCCCGAGCCTCGGCGCCCCGCCCTTCCAGATGTCCGCGTCGAGCGAATAGGGAACCGTCTCGAGCGTGTAGCCGAGGCCGCCGCTGCCCAGTCCTTCCAGCGTCGTCGCCGTCGTCGCCGCCGGGAACAGGATCGAGGCCGACACCGCCGCATGGCTCCATGGGCCGTAATCGGAGCCGGTCAGCGTCGGATCGAAGCAGAGCACATGGTCGAAGATGGACGACGTGGCATTCCCCGAGGCCGCGAACAGCCAGAAGATGCGCTGGCTCGCCGGATCGTTTGCCCCGACGATCGCCTTCGGCCGCGTCGCCGCGTTGCTCGTCTCCTTGAACCAGTCGTCGATCCAGTTGGCGCCGATGGCCTCGCTCGACCCGTCCACCGCGATCCGCTGGAACCCGGCTACGCTGTAGTAGGAGCTGACGCCGCGCCGGGTGACGATGGAATACGGCGCAAGCGTCCCCTGTGCCGCCTCGATCCGGTGGAACTCCATCACCGCCGCGTCGTTCCGGATCGTCATCTGCCGAACGGTCTCGGTCTGGAAGATCAGCCCGCCCTGCTCGAAGCCCGTCAGGCCCATCACGTCGCCGCCGTCCGGGAAGGTCTGCGCGTCGGCGTCCTTGCTCCCCTTCGTCCATGTGGCGGGATCGTTCCGGCCGCACCAGCGCACTTCCCGCGACGACGTGTCGGTGTTGCCGAGCATGAGGAAATCGCCGACAACGGCGATGTACCGCGCTTTCGGCGGCGATCCGCTCACGGCCGCGAAGTTGGTCCCCGAGTTGACCTCGATCGATTGCAGCGCGTCGGTGATCTGCGTCGCGTAGACGTAGGCGCCGAACTGCGCGAACTGCCACAGGTCGTCCGTCGCCAGCGCATAGTCGCCGCCCGAGGAGCGGGTCACGTCCGTCCATGACGTGGCAACGCCGGAGAATTTGTTGAGCTTGGTCGCCCGGCCGGTGAAGATGGCGACGGCGTTCGCCGAGGTCCGCGCGGCGTAGGCGCCCCGGCAGGCCGCGCCCATCGCCACCGACGACACCGCCATCTGCGGGAACGGGTGGTAGGCGTTGATGCCCGGCAGGACGCCCAGAGCCTCGCCCGCGAACCCGGAATTGAGCCCGTAGGCGTCCGGCGCCCACTTGCCGAAGGGGAGCATCAGAATTGCGTCCTGGCGATCTGACCAGTCGCCTTCCGCCGATTGGTCGCGTCGGCGAGAGAGTTCTTGCCGCCGGCCGCTGCGTCGATCATCTCCGCCCGCTTGTCGGGCGCGTTCTTGATGACGTGCGTGTACAGGTACGCCTTGGCGTGCGAGCGGATCATCTCGAAGGCATCCGTCATCCACGCATTGCCGGTCTCGTTGTCCGACGCCGGCGCGGCAAGTTCGTAGTGCCCCATCGGCGTGACGGTGTAGGCGGCGTCAGGAACCGGGTAGAGGATGAAGCCCTGATCGAACCACGCATAGTCGGTGGGGACGCCGCTCGACGGGTTGGCGTCGAGCAGCGCCTGGAGCGAGACCGCATCGGTGGGAGTGAGCTCGCTCACCTCCCCGCCGCTGTCGGTGACGAACACGCCGTCGAGCTTCAGGAACTTCGGAATGTCCGCGTCGTCGGACGCCGAATAGAAGCTCTGCGCGGCCACCGTGCTGAACGTCGCGGTCCGCGTTTCGTTGAAGTAGAAACGCTTCTTCTGGAAAAACTGGATGCTCGTGGCGACCGCATCCTCGATTTGCGTCGAGATGTCGGATCGCGCGAGGTCGTCGGCGATCTTCGCCTTGAGCCCGCCGAGGGTATAGGTGATCGCCACGGCAGTATCAGCTCAGCTTGCGCCAGTTGATCAGGATGGTGCCCGAGGCCGTGACGGCCCCCGCAGCCGAGATGTCCGACCACGTCACCGCGTAGTTGAGGTACACGGTGTGAGCGCTCGCGGCGGCGATGATGAGGGGGATCGAGCTTGATCCGTTGCAGTAGTCCGACCGCGTGAAGGCGGTGCCATTCACGTCGTCGATCGCCGTGCCCTCGAAGATGTTCTCGGCGGTCGCGGCCACGGCGCCGAGGGTCGCGTTGGCGCCCGAGGCGACGGTCGTGCCGAGACCGATTTCCGGGGTGTCAGACGTGACGCTGATCGCCGCCGTGGTGGCGAGCGCGATGAACGATGCGCTTTCCACCTGGATGATGCCGGCGGGGAAGGTGTAGACGAGCGCACCGAGAGCGAGAGCGGCATTGTCGCCTGACGTGCCGGCGCCGAACGAGGACAGGGTGAGGAGCGTCGAGTGGTTGACGCCGTCGCCGTATTCGGCCGCCGTGACAGTGGACGCACCGACCGAGCCGATGGTGTCGAGAGGGGCGAAGAGGCGCCCGATGCGCACGTTCTGCCGCTGAAAGCGGTTCAGCGTGCCGGTCTGATACCAAGCCATGTGAATATCTCCTTTTCAGCGGCGCTTTCGCGGGCCGCCCACACGCCCGGAACGGGCGCAGAATCGCGTTGAGGGGAAAGAGAAGGCCGGCGCCGCGAGGGCGCCGGCCGGATCGTCAGGCCGAGATCGGCCGCGGGATGACGTAGAGGAGGAAGCAGTAGGCGACGCCCGCACCGGCGTTGCTGTTCTGCCCCGCATAGGTGGCCGTCACTCCGACTTCCGACGTGGTGTAGTCGTTGGTCGTCGCCAGCTCGTCCACCTCCTTGAACCCGACGCTGGATACGTCGAGGTCCGTCGCGAACGCATCGTCGTCGGCGGTCGTGCCGATATCGATGAGGTCGGTTCCGGTGTCGGTGAACGCCGTGGTGACGTAGGCGCCACCCCCGACGACCATGGCGCCGGCCGGCAGGGTGCCGATCCGCTTCGCCACGCCCGTGCCGGGGCTGGTGTAGGTGACCCAATCGCCGACCTCGTGCACCACGCGCTGGGCGTAGTAAGGGGCGGCCGGGGTGAGGGCTGCGGTGTCAGTGGTCATGGATCATCCCTTCCTAAGTGGGCCGCCGCATAGGTCGAGACCGTCAGCACGCCGAAGTCCTCGGAATTGAAGATCGTCTTCTTCAGGCCCATGAGGGACTGGATCGAGACGCCGAGTTCCTTGTCGTAGTTGAAGGTCTTCTCGACCCACTTGTACGGGGTCTGCTTGGAGTAGCGGGACGACTGCGCGAAGCAGCCGGCCTGCGCCCCGAGGAACAGCGCGCGACGGACGCTCGTCTGCTCCGCGCCGGTCGACGAATGCACGCCGGTCGTCACATCCTCGTTCTCGCGGATGATGACGCCGTTGTACTCGCCGAGGGCGCCGGTGAAGATCGGATTGCCCGACCGCTCGCCACCCTGCATCGCGGCCCGCTGGATATCGAGCCACTGACCGTCCGACGTGTTGGTGCGCATGTCGTAGGTCTGGTACGGGTGGATGTAGATGACGTACTTGTCCTCGCCGTTGATCCGCAGCGGGCGAATGCGCGGATTGGCCGTGAGGGCCTTCTCCTTCGCCTTGTCGATCAGGTTGAGGTTGAACGTCGCCGTCGAGTCGGCGTTGACGGCCTGGTCGGTCGTCAGGCCCGAGCCGCCGAACAGCTTGCGGTTCGTGCTCGGCGCGGTGACCGCGTTGTTGCCGCGGTACTTGGCCGAGAGGTTCGTCGACACGCCGCGATAGGTGATCGTCGACGCGGTGTAGCCGCCGAGCTGGATGAAGAACCACAGCGAGAACCGCTCGGCGTACCAGTCGGTGAGCGCCATCTTGGCCTCGTCGCGGAGGTCGAAGGGCACGCGCTGGGCGTCGATGGTGTCGGTGTTGCGAACGCGGACGGCGTTGTCCAGTTCGTTCACCACGACCGAGTCGCTGTAGGTCGTGAGCGACTCTTCCGAGCCCTCGATGACCTCGCTCTCGGTGAAGCCGGCGCCGCTGATGCGGGTGCGCAGGCCGAAGGTGACCTTGTCGCCGGTGTTCTTCAGTTCGGTCTTCTGGTGAATGATCGCGTTGGCGTTGGTGCCGATGAGCGGCGCGACTTCGATGCCCTTGGGCACCTCGTGTGCAAGATCGCGCGCCCACAGCTTCACGGCCAAGGCGTCGTTCACCCCATAGGAGGTGACAGCCATGGGAGTGATCCCTGATTTTCGGGTTGCGTGTGGGGGTTGCGCGCAGTTACCGCCCGCGCCGGGCCAGATGACCGATGAGGCTGGTCAACCCGCCTGCGATCCGTGACGAGGATCAATCGAAGCGAGATGCGCTCTCGCGGGCGAAAAGTGTGAGGTATTTGTTTTTTGTGTCTGCGCCCCTCACGGGCCCATTCGAGGGGCCTTTTGCCCCTGGGTCATCGACCGCCGGGCTCACCGGGTCCGCCCGCAACAGCGCTTGCGGAAGCCCTGCCCTGCCTGCCTACCCAGTGGCATTACCCTCCGGTTCACCTTCGCCGCGCCCAAGAGAGCGGGTGCCCCGCATGAACGCGACGGACACCTTGTCCGCAGCCTCCTCGCGCCGCGCTTCCTCCGCGGCGTATTCGTCGAGGATCGCAAACGTCAGGCCCACGATCCGCTTGGCGGTCGCGTCATTCTGACCCCGGTAGGAGGTTGCGACGATTCCACCCGCCGCCTGCATGGCGGCTGCGACCATCGTCACGGACGGGCCTTTCGCCGGGGCTCTCATGCGGCGCTCCCGAAGGCCACGCGCATGGCCCGCTCGCCGTGCTTTTTCTTGAAAGCCACGTATTCATCCTCGCTCATTTCGAGAATCTTCTGGGGCGTGATCTCGCCCACGTCAGCCGGGCCGCCGCCGCCGCCGAGGGACTTTGCCGCGGCCTTGGTGGCCTCGCGACGGTCCATTTCGGCCGCCGCCTTGACGAACTGGCCGTTGGGCCCGCGTGGCTGGTCAGAACCGCCCTGATCCTGCCCGCCATCATCGCCGCCGGCGTTGGGATCGGGCGGACGAAAACCGCGACGCTGCGCCAGGTTCCAGATCACTTCTTCGATGGGCTGGTTGTTCCGATGCGCCCACTGCGCGACCTGAGCCTCCCACTGGTGCACGCGGTTGGTGAGGTCGATTCCGGAGAGGCCGTACAGGGCATTCTCGCCGGCGACGCTCTCGAGGAGGTGCTTGTACGCCTCGTCGAGGACCGGATGCTGCGCTTTCACCTGAGAAAAGCGCGTCGCCTGCTCCGCGACGATCCGCTGAGCTTGCGACCCGGTCTGCTCGACCTCCCGGCGCTGTTTCGCCTCGGCGAATTCCCGCGCCTTCTGCTCGCGCATCCACTTGACGGCGCCGAGCGGGTCCTGATCCGGATCGGGGCCAAGGTCGGGCTCGTCTTCCGGCTCGGGCTCCTTGGCCGGCTTTGACGCCTCCAGAAGCTCCGACAGGCGGCGCATCGCCAGATCGGCGCGGGCCTCGGCGTCGGCCTTCGCCTTCGCGTGGGCATCCCGCTCCTGTTCGGCCTGCTTCCGCCGCTCGTTCACGCGATGGAATTTGCCGTGCGGCACGGTTTCGGACTTCGGGTCAACCTCGTCGAAGTCGTCGTCACCGCCCTCTCTGGCCTTCTTGCGCGGCGGGTCAGCCTCGCCGCGCTTCAGCTTGCCGATCTCCTCATCGGACATCGTATCGACGGCAGCGAGGTCGATGTCGTCGCCTTCCACCGGCTGTTCGCCGGGCTTCTCATCAGCCATTTTCAGCCTCTAGACGTTGTTGAGCGGTCGTCAGCCGGAGTGCCGGAGCGGCACGATTCATGTTGATGCGCGTCAGGCCGGGATTTCGGCCCACGAGAAGCCGACCGTAAGGCCCGACCCCGTGCCCGCCGCCGTGGTGGCCGCCACCGACGCCAGAATGCCCGGCGGGATCATCAGCGTGCCGTTGAACGCCCGGTCAATCTGGGCGGCGCCGGCGTTGGTGGTGGCGCCGTGGCCGCCGATCAGCGCTTCGAGGCTCGGGGTGCCCGAGTGCGTGACCGCCGTGTAGACGCGGGCCGCATTGGCTGCGCCATCCTGCATCCGGCGCGAGCGGGCGCTGCCGGCCGTGGTGAAGGTCGCCGCCGCCGAGAGCGCCAGCGTCGAGGAGTACCAGCCGAAGCCATTGACGACGGTGGTCGCGAGGACGTTGACGATTTGCGTGTCGATGATCTCCAGCACCACACCGGAGCCGGGCGGGTTGTAGATGCCGCAGACCGACACGAGGTTGTTCGCGACGACGGGAACGGTCACGGCCGCCACGCTGAACGCGAAGACCTTGCCGGTGTAGTTGCGCTGCGAGTAGTCGCCGCCGGTGTTGGCGAAGAACATGGCCCGCTCGCCGGACATACCGGCCGCAACTTCCATGTCGGCCGCAGCGCGCGTGGCGAGCAGGCCGGCCTTGCCCGTAATGAGGCTGTCGGACATTTCGATGTTCCTTTCGGGACAGGGTGGGGTACTCGCCGGCCGGGATGGCCGCCGTTCAGGTACGCATGCACAAAGGGAGGCGTTCAGGCAGTCGGCCTGCTTCCATTGCCATTGGGCCGCTTCGCCGCGGCCTTCGCGATCCTGTCGCGCCGGGCGATCTCCGCCGACGAGGTCCGGTCACGCAGGGCGATGTCCGCAGAAGCGTTCCGCTCCTGCATCGACTGCGCATGCATCTGATCGCGCTGCTTGAGTGCGAAGTCGCCGGCCTGCTTCTGCTGCGCCAAGGCCATGTCGCCAGCCTGCTTGCGCCCCTGAAGCACCAGATTGCCGGCAGCCTCCTGCTCCTTCAGCGCGATCTTCGCCTCGCTCTCGCGGGCCTTCAGCGCAAGCTCGGCCTCCGGATTGCTTCCGTCGCCGCGCTGCGCGTCCGTGATCGTCGCCTGCGCATCGGCGTTCGCCTTTTCCGCCTGGGCGCGCTGGAGCATGTCCTTGCTCTCGGCAACCTGCGCCTCCAGCATCGCCATGCGCTGCTGCAACTGCGCCATCGGGCTTTGCGCCTCCTCCTCCGCCGCCTTCTCCAGCGACTCCACAACCGAGGTCGGGAACGGCGAATACTTCAGGAACGCCATCTGGATATTCGTGGGCATGTCCCAGAAGCGCTCGCCGATCATCGCCCAGACCATCTCCTTTTGGTTCGGCGAGGTCGGAGCATCATCAACGATGATGTCGTACTTCACGTCGGCCTGACGGATCAGCGGCACGTACTTCTGTTGCCCGTCGCCCAAAATGCGGATCAGCCGGCCATCCGACATGTGGTTCTGGAGGATGTAGAGGATGACGTGACCCTGCTCCCGCCGGTAGCGCTTCAGGTTCTTGAAGAGCGGCTGGAGGATGGTCATGCCCGCCTGCCGGCGCTGGTATTCGAGGCTCGCCGGCTGGTCCCTGTCCGCCTGCCCGAGCAACTCGGGCGAGACGCCGGGAACCGTCTGGATCATCTGGAAGGCAAACTCCATCAACTGGTAGAAGCCGGCAGGGAACGTCGCCGGCTGCTTCTCGCGGATGCGCCCGCCGCTCGGGCCCGCTAGCGCTCCATCATCCACCCACGTCAGGCGATCCGGGCGCGCCCAATCCTTCTCGAACTGCACAGGGTCGTCCGTGACGCCGCGCTCGACGATTGCGCCGCCCTTGGCGTTTGAGTTCATGATGTCGAGCGTTTGCGAGAGCCATTTGTTGGCCCAGCGCTGCGGGTCCTTCATGCCCCGGACGAGGCCGTAGAACGTCCCTTTGTTCTCGTCGCGATAGCCGGTCACGCACTGATAGCGGAACTTGTCCTGACAGAGCGCGTCGTTGCTCTGCAAGACGACCGCGCCAAGCCAACAGTCGCGGATCACCCGCTTCTGCTTCCGCGCCGCCTTGACCGGAAGGCCGAGCCCTTCTGCGCGGCGTGCGTAGACCCTGTACTCGGCGTCGCCCATCTCGCTCTGCTCGCCGGTGAGCGGCGAGATCACGTCCCACGCCGGCACCATGACGACGTACTGGCAGTGGACGATCGTCACCTGATCGTCGTCGCTCGCGTCGACCGCATCGCCGTCGTCCTGGTAGAGCTTCGCGCGGTCCTGATCGGTTGTATCCTCCTCGGGACCATCGATCCGCGCCCATGCCGCATCGAAGTCGGACGGGTCCGCGTCGGGGAACATCCGGCGGGCCTTGGCCCGAGGCACCTTCCGGGCGCGCCAGACGCGCTCCGCGTCAGTCAGGTTGTTCTTTCGGGCGTTGCGATCCCAAAACATCTCCAGCGGGCCCACGGCGCCCATGTCGGGGCTGCCGGCGGGATCGCTGTCGAAATCGAGTGTCGTATCCGTCCATCCCATGCCGCAAATGGACGTGTGCAGGAAGGCTTCCGAATCCTCGTCGTCGCCCGACGCACAATCGCGGAACCACCGGGCGCCTTCGGTCAGGAGCTCGTTCGGCTTCACGTCCCCTTCCTCGCGGGGGATGTACTGGACCTCCTGCCGGTTCGCCATCTCCTGCCCCGAGACGGCGTTGATGATCGTCTGCGTCCGGTTCATGACGATGACGGGGCGCATCAGGGCCTTCAGGTAGGCCTTGTCATCTTCGCTGACCTGCTCGCCGGCGACGAAGTCGAAATCCTCCTTGGCCTCTTTCCGCCATTTCGCCGAAAACTCGCGGTCCGCCTTGAAGAGCTTCGACAGCCGGCGGAACAGCGCGATCTTGTCCTCTTCAGCCATCAGGCAACCCACCCGGAATAGGACTCGCGCTCGCTGCCGTCTCTGTACGCATCGCGGCGGCCCTTGCGGTTGGCGAAGGATTCGGTTTCGGGCAGGCGCGCCGCGGCGAAGGTGAGAAAGGCGGATGCGCCATGGCTTGCGGCGTCGTGCATCGGCTTGTCTTTCCACACGCCCCGGCGCTCATCCCATTCCTTGCGGTAGGACTTCAAGCGCTTCAGACCCTCGCCACACCCAGCCTCATCGAACTGGCAGCGAGCGAAGATCGAGCGGCCGACACCGTAGGCCTCGACAATCGACAGCGGGCGCTCGACGAACTTCGGTCGGAACCGGAGCCTGTCCATCACGCCGCGCGTACCGTCTTCAAGCCACAGGCTTTGCCTGTCGCCGTCGTGCGGCAAATAGTGGTCCCCGAAGGTGGCCTGACGCTCCTCGGCCCAATCCCGAAGCCACTTCACGTAATGGCCGATGTACTCGCCGCTGTTCTCGTAATAGCCGATGAAGCGGTGGAAGCCCTTGATGTACTGATGCAGCCATATCGTGTTGTCGTCGTTCCGGCCGAGGTCCCAGAACGTGTTGACGACGAAGCGCGGGTCGAACGGGAAGCCGCCGATGCGCCGGTGCTTGTAGGCGACCGCGATCTCGCGCGAGAAGATAGCGCCTTCAAGGGCCTGCTCGAATGCCTCGTCGGGGGTCGACGGGTACTCCCGCCGCATGTCCCCTTCGTTGGTGGCATCCTTCTTGATGTACCAGGCCTTTTGCCCCGGCGTGAGCGTAATCCCGTCAGCGGCGAGCTGGTCGAAGTACCGTTCGTAGTCCTCGCCGATGGGCACGGTGTCAGCCTCGCCGGCCAGCGTATAGCCCTTGTCCTGCCACCACGGGAAGAA